AGCACGCGCACGCGCCGCGCGAGCTCTGGATTGAAACCAGGATCGCCATCCAGCACGGAAATTCTCATCGCTTCAGTCCACTTTTGGCCAACGGCCCGGCCAGCTTCACCGCCGCTTTTTCGATTCCCTCGCCGAGGGCTTTGCCAATTACATCGAGCGCCTGGTATTTGGTGGACTCGAAGGCCGGGCGCATGAATGGGCGCGCGCGCATGAAGCGCGTGCCAAACTCAACGAACAGCCCCCAGAATGCCTTGCCGACGCTGACCGCCACCGCCGCACTGTGGCTGGTCTTGCTCGGCGGGATATTAACGATGCGCAGGTTGAGCTTCAGCTTGCCGTAATTGCTGACGCTGACCTTGCCTTTCTTGGTGACGCGCAAACGCACCCGGCCTTTGGATTCCTGTCCCACCGGCGCCCGGGCCCGGGCGGCATCCAAGACCACCGCCGCACCTTTGCGCAATGCACCATTGACGACGCGCTTGGCGATGTAGTCCGGCAACTGCTGGAGCACCTGTTCCATCTCGCGGGCGCCCCGGATATGGACCTGTTCCGGCATGGTCAAGTCGCCTGATGCAGTCGGGTGGTCAATTCAATGCCTTCGCGCCGGCCGATCTCGATCTTGCCGACGATGTCGTGATAGGTGCCATCCTCGTTGATGCGCATCTTGTAGGTCACGCCGTCGATCCAGTGAAGGCGCCAGACATTCTCGTCCTGCGCGGCGATGCGCTCAGCCGATAAACCCTCGCCGGCCCGTGCCGGACGCTTCGATGCCCATACTTCGGCGAACGTCGCCCAGGTGAGGGTAGCGCCGCCATAGTCGTCTATGCCTTCGGTTGGCGTCTCGATGATCACCAGCCGGTCCATTTCACCGGCACGCATCAGAGATAGACCAGTCGGAATGGTGTCAGTAGCGCCTGTACCGCGAACGGCACCTCGTTGATGGCGGCGCCGACGATGGCGAGCTCGCGGCGGGCGTATAGCTCGCCGATGATGAGCAACATCGCCTGCTTGATGCGCTGCGGAACGATCGTGTAGCCGGCCACGTAGGTAATCGTCACGGCATGGCGCTGGTCGCGGGTATCCGGCCAGCTGGCGCCATAGGCCAGGAAGATGCCGCCCGGGTCTGCCGTGCTATCCACCACATAGTTGGCGGCGCCCCAGGTCTGGGTGGCACCGGCGGCGTCGACGTAACTTACCAAGGTGACAGACTGGATCGGAGATCCCGGCAATGCGATGAAATCATCTTCTACCGGAAACCCATCCAGCACGTAGGTGCGCGTCTGGGTGACGAGCGATCGACCGGTGAAAGCTTCCACCCATTCCCTGGCTGCGACAATAAGGCCGTCGATCGACGCATCATCATTGGCGTGGTTGACACGCAGATGCGCCTTGGCCTCGGCCAGCGTGACCGGCTCGCTCGCCGGCGCCACCGTTACCTGGCTGTGGTCATGATGCAGCATTCAGGTGCTCCCAGGCCTCGCCAGATTCGATTTCCGACCAGTGCCAGTCGGCGTAAGGCAACAGCTCGATCCAGTTTTCTTCCCAAAGGATGTTGCGCGGGTCCTTGCAGATGAAATCGAGACCAGCCAGCGCAGCAGTGACCAGCGCCGTGGTCTGGTAACCGATGGCCAAACGATGCCGGCGCAATGCCTCGCGCAAGGTCTCCTGTGGTGCTTCTTCGGCCGGATGGCGGCGCACGGTGTCGGCCGGCTCGATCGGCCCGCCGTAGTCGGCGAGGAAGATGCTCCCGCCGGTTTCCGGCTTGTCTTCGATCTGCGGCGCGGAACGTCCGGCGCCGGTGCGGAAATCCCGGCCGCCGTCGGCGCGCAGCCAGCCGAGGCTGACCCAGTCCATGCTTTTCCAGCGCCCGGATTTTTCCTCGTGGTAATAGGCGCGATCAAGCCATATCACCCGCGGATGATTCAGCCAAATCGACTTCGCGTAGTGCGGGCCAGAAATGATATGCAGATCAGCTGCGGCGTGCCGGTCCGGGGTGACCGTTAGCGTCAGGCCGTGGCGTTTGAGTCCAGCGGCAAGCCATTCGGCGTGCTCGCGCTGATGTGCCTGCGCAGGGTTGCAGTGAAAGGCAATATGCATTCGTCCTTCACGTCCAGGTTTTTCGGTTCCCCGTGAAACACCACCACGCTGGCGTCGTCTGGAATTTTCTGCTGCGGCGCGACATGGTACTTGTAGCTGCACACACGCGGGATCCGCACCCACCGGTCACCGAGCAGGTCCCAGAGATATTCCTGATCGCCCCAGAACTTCTTGCCGCCGAGCATCGTATAACCGTCGCTGTCGGTCTCCCGCTGCGGCCACTCGTGGCGAATCCTGTCAATCGGCGCGGTCCAGTTGCCGCGCCACGCCATCACCGACGATTGAATACCTCCGTGGCCGGAGCGCGCCCAGTTGGGGGGCGCCGCGAACTCATGCGCCGCGTAGTCGGCCAGATAATCGAGGTTGCCGACGATGGCCACATCGAGGTCGAAATACAGGCTCGGGCCGGTCGCGAGCGCGAACAGGTTCAGCTTCGACCACCAGCCGGGGTAATCCAGCACCGGGGCGACGGTGTTGACTCCTGGTAGCTGCCGATCCGTGATGCACTTGAACTCGTGCGGGACCGTCAGGTGCTCGGCGACTGCGTCGCGCAGGGCGAACACGTAAGCAGGGTGATATTTTGGTCCGACGCAGACTGCCCAGACCGTTAAAGCGGGCACAGAATGATCCGGTCGCCCTTCTGGTTCAGCTTCAGTTCCTCGACGTGCTCCATGACGATTTCCGGCGGCTGCTCGTGATGCCACACCGGCCGGTCTGTCATCATAAGGTACTTCGAGCCGCTCGCCTTGAGGTTCGCGAGCGCCAGCCGGCATGACTCGATGTCGAAATGGTTCAGCACCCACAGGCACAGGATCATATCGGCCGGCGGCGGCGCTTCCTTGAGCAGGTCGAACTCGACGACCTCCGGCGTGCGCGGGTAGACGTCGCAATGCAGCACCCGCACGCTGCGCGGCAGTTTCATCTGCGGGAACCAATGCAGGTCGCCAGCACCGACGTCCACGATGGTCTTGATGTGGTACTTCTTGATGATCTTCGGAATCCACTCGCGCTGGGCCTTGGTGGCCTCTAGCGTAGAGCCATAGCCGCACGGGGTCTCCGGCAGGCCGCCACGCCATCCCTTCTTGAATTTCTCGATGTCGGTCACGATGTCAGACATAAGACTCCAAATCAGCGAACGGGAAGCACTGCATGGCGCTGCCAGGTGAGCAGTTGATGATCTCGACGTCCGGGTTCAGGCGCTTGACCTTTTCGAACTGCTCGATGAGCTCCACGAACACACCGTCCTTTACTTTCACCGAGGGCCAGTGTTGCAGCTGCTCGTCCTCGTATTCGCCGAAGTAGTGCCGAGGCCGTGACCCGATGCGTTCGTTTTTGCCGTCGTAGTCGGCGGCGAAATGCATGTCATAGCCGCACAGCAGCAGCCGACGGAACCCAGCATGATAGGCGAGCTGCGGCAATTGAAAGCCGGAGCTGTGCCCGTAATGGATGAAGCGCGGATCGTGACTGAAACCGTCGGCCCACTTGCCACGAATATGGCGGATGCCATACTTGCTCGCGGTGTTCGCGTCCCAAGTCCACTTCTCGGCGGGTATATCCTTGAGGCCGCGTTCCCATTCGCAATCGTAGAATTCCGGATTGCACGACAGGAATACATCGAGCGTCGGGAAGTCCCGCCACAGGCGGTTCATGCCATATACCGACCACTGGCCCTGCGCCTGGCCGCGGCGCGCGGCGTCCAGAACAGCCGGCGTCAAAGACGGGCCGGTAGCAAGGATGACAGCGGTTTTCTTGGGAAACATGTCAGCGCGGTCTCGCGCGTGGCATTGATGATCTCGACTCCCATTTCCTTGGCGTCCTCGGCTACCGTTTCATAGCGCCACAGCCAGCGGTGCCAATGATCGCGAACCCGGCCGCCGTCGAGCCAGGCATGCTCGCCGAACCAATGAGACCTGCCGCCGGTGGCCTGCATGTCGTAGCCAAGCAGCACGATGCGACGCGCACCGAAATGATAGGCGAGGTTGATCGCCTGGATGCCGGAGTTGGCGCCGAGGTGAATGCAGGCGGGGTCGCGCGACAGTCCCAGCGCATCCACGCCCTTGATGTATTCGAGGCGGTATTTGTCCGCCGATTCTTTGTCCTGGGTGATCTTGCGGCCCTTGAAGGCCTTCAGTTCTTCCCGGTGATGGTGGCGGTCCCACCAGATGCCGTCACATGCATAAAGGACATCAGCCCACGGGGCGCGCAGGTAGTTGTCGTTTATGCATAGGACACGTTGGCCCTTGAGGATCGCGACGTCCTCGATCGTTAAGGATGGGCCAGAAGCGATAATGAACCAGCTGCTTGTTGGCATATCCGGTCCGCAGCTTGTTCTGGTAATGCGTGAACATGAAAAGAAAGGGGGCCGTTGCCGGCCCCCTCCCATGCTTGCTATGGCCGACTCAGCCTTAGCTCGCGACCTGCTTCAGGAACTTCACCGCATCGTTGTTGCGCGGGATGCCGCCAGCACGCTGGGCCACCAGGAAGTTGGTGAAACCAGGCACCGTGACATTGTCGCGGATCATGGTCATGGCACCGATCTTGGCGTAGGTGTAGGCGCGGCGGAAGTCGCCGTAAGCGATCGGCAGCGCATTGGCGCCGTAGTTGGCCATGTCCTCCCAGATGAACACCGGCTTGCCGAGCAGCAGGTCCGGCGTGCCCATCTGGGTGCTCGGCTGCCACAGGTACTGGTTGTTGCTGTCCTTGAGCTTGCGCAGCTGGCCCATGGTCGTGGAGTTCATCGTCCACTTGGCGTTGGGCTGGTAGGGACGGCGCAGCGCCACCTGCAGGGAGATGAGGTTGTCGAAGGTCGGTGCCGTGGTCACCGGCGAGGCGCCGGTCGCGATGTACTCATACACCGCTGCCGCGCGCATCGGAGACGCATAGTCATCGGCATTGGTTGGCGCCGAGTTGGTCATGCCGGTCGGCTTGGATGAACCGTTGCCGGAATGGATCGCGGTCGAGACGCTGACGGCGAAGGTATCGGCCACGTCCTGCGTGAGCCAGCCAAGGACGTTGAAGAACAGGTCCTCGAGCGACCAGTTCGATGCCCGCGGGAAGGCATACAGCTCGCCGTGGGTGATCGTGACCTTGCGCAGGTTGGGCGCGTTGCTCTGGCTGCGCGAGCCGGCTTCCGCCGACCAGCCGCCATTGGCGCCGGAGATCGTGACCAGCTCGTTGTAGTCCGGGCTGCCGGGCGTCACCAGATTGACCTGCTGCAGGACCTCGGACTGCGCCAGCTCCAGTTTCTCGATGGCGGACGAGACGATCTTGGGAACCGCGTTGCCGCCCTGCAGCGCGGTGCCAGACAGCACGCTGTCGACCTTTGTCTCGACCATCTGCTTGTGCAGCTGCTTGATCTCGGCCTCGAGTGCCTGATTGTTCATGCCGCTGCGCAGGTACTTGACCCAGGCCTGCGCGTGCTTCTGCTCGAGCTGCTCCGCGGGCGTGCCCTTGGGGCGGTCGGCCAGCGCTTCCAGGACCTCGACGCGGGTCTTGTAGGACTCGTTTTCCTGCATGAGGGTATTGATGGCCTTCATGGCCTCGTCGATCTTCTTGTTCCAGCGGTCGGACTGGATTTCCAGTTCCTTGGCGCGGGCCTCGTTGCCCTTCTTCATCTCGGCGAGGCTCTCGTCGTTTGCCTTGCGCATCGCTTCGACGGCCTGACCGAACTCGTCGATTTTTTCCAGAATCGGATTTTTCACTTTCTGCTCCTTCAATAAAAAGGCCCCATGCGGGACCTTGTGGATTCGTCGCCTTGCGGCGGGTGATCAGCGGATAATCTGCTGCAGCCGTTTGTCCAGATCGTATAACAACTGGCGCTCGCGGAATCCGCTTAGTCCTGCATTGAGCTCGATCTCGTCCGGCGTCTCACCGGGCAGTTCGTGCTTGACCGCCGGCGTCGCACCGGGGTCGTTCTCGGGATCCGGCGTCACACCGGAGCCATTGAAAAGGTTGGTGGCATACTGGCGCGCCATTTTCTTGCTGAACCCCTTGGCGCGCAGGAAATGCTCGCACTCGCGCTTCAGTTCGGCCAGCTCATCGTCGCGCGGCACGTACTCGCCGACTGCGGACAGCCGAGATTTGACGTGCGCGATCTGCGCCTTCGGATTCATGGGAATCGATACGATCGATACCTCGAGCAGGTCGACATCCTTGATGAGGCGCACCCCATCCTGGTTGTAGTCGACTTCCTTCGGGATGTAGCCGACGGAAAGCCCGCTGACCGCATCCATTTTCAGCAGGGTATGAATTTCCTTGCCGAGGTCGGTCGGTGCGAGCTCGCCCTTGACGGCGAGACCCTTGTCGTCCTCATTCATGTCCAGCCACTTGCCGGGGACGCGCGTCATGTCGTGCATCCAGAACATGGCCGGCAGCGAGTCTTCCGAACGGTGCTCGGCCAGCGTGCGCTTGAAGGCGCCCGGCAGGATGACATCCCCGCCCAGATCGACGTTTCCGAAGATCGCGCCGTGGCCCTCGAACTGCATGGCCGAGAGCGACTTAATTTGCAGGCGGGTTGTCAGGCGGATTGGGTTCATTCGGATTGTCTCCGGGCGACGCTGGTTTGTTCGGCTTGTTCCCTGGCGACTGAGTCTGGACGGAGCGCATGTACTCGTCGCCGCCGGGGTCTGTCCGTGGCGGGCGCCCCTCGATTTCGCGCCAGTCGTTGGCGTTGATGACGCCATTTTCGTACTGGATTTTGAGTCCGTTCTGCCGGTCGATGAAGGCCGCGCGCAGCTCAGCGTCCAGGTTGAAGCGGATCTTGAGGCCGGCGTTGCGGTCGGCTGGCGTCAGGAAATCGCGCTCCATCGCCGACTCGAAGGATTGCGCCACCGGCATGACGACGTTGAGCGTGAAGTCCTCGGACTGCTGCTCGACGTTGTTGTACTTGCCGGAAGTCAGATCGCCGACATGGTACGGCGGCACGCCAAAGGCGCCGGCAATGACCGTGCGCTGATGCTGGCGCGTCTGCAGGAACTGCGCCTTGTCGTTCTCGATTTTGACCGGGTCGCTGTGTTCGATGCCGGGCGGTAGCAACAAGGCGCGGTGGCGCTTGTTGCCAGAAAACGCGTTCTGAAAATCCTCGATGAACTTCTTTTCTTCTTCCGGCGTCTTGAAGCCTTTCGACCCCTGCGCATAGCGCATGATGATCAATGGCACCGCCCCGTTTTCAAAGAACGACGAACCGAATTCCTCGGCCGCGATCTCAAGCGAGATCGTGGTGGCGACATCCTTCACCGGCGAGTCGCCGGAAATGAAATCGCGCGCCGGCCAGCGTGCGTAGTGAACCTTGCTGAATGGCCATTCCTGTCCGCCGCGCTTGAAGCTGACCGCCAGTGTGTCCGGGTCCTGGTGAATCTCAACGCTCGACGGATTAACTGGGTAGAGACGGCGAATCGGACCGGTGACACCGCGCCCGATCATGGCAATGAAGCGGCCATGGCGCACATAGGCGCTGGCGGCATCCTGCCAGTAGTCGTATCGGCTTTGCCATTCGTTCGGCTGTTGCAGCAGTTGCGCTATCGGGTGCTTCGGCAGTTTCTCCTTTACCTCTCGGCCTTTTCTCGTGCTGGTCTCGTAGACATGCACGGGAGTCGATGCCAGGCGCCGGGAAATAGCAGTGACAATGGCATGCACGGTCGGTGAGCGCATGCAGTTGTCCGGCGTGACATTGCCGGAGACACCCATCTGAGCGGCCAGCAGGCGCAGGACCGTTTCGAAACTCGCGTCCTTGGTCTGCGGCTTGCGAAAGAAGCGGAACAGGTTCACAGCGCGATCACGCTGCCGCTGATATAGCCGTCGCCGGCATCGAGGTGCATCGCCCTGCCGAGGGCCATGATAAGGGCGATGGCCGGGTCGATTTTGTCATTCTCCCGCTCCTTGCGCGGATAGATGTTGTCCTTGGCGTCGCGATGACAGACCACGTTCGCGATCGCCCAGGTGAGCACCGGGTCGCCGTTATGGTGAAAGCGGCGAGCGAAGACGAGCGCCTCGAGTTCCTTCATGGCTGGTGAGAAATTCAGCACCAGCGGGCGCATCTCCACTACCAACGCGCCGTCCTCGGCGAGCTCGCCTGAGAACTGCGTGAGCTGCGCCGGATCATAGGCGACCTCCTGGACCTCGAAGGTCGAGAGGTCACCGGCAACGTCTCCACTCAGGCGATCATCGCCGACGCCACGCTTGCGGCACGCCTCCGAGCCAATGATTTCCTCTCGCACCGCCTCGATGTCGAGGACGTCGCCTGGCGTCGTGCGAATCCAGCCATCGCGCGCCCAGCCAGCCACCTGCTCGAAACCGGTTTGCTCGAGCAATGCGCTCGGCATGTAGTAGCGGCCAAAGGCGAAATATTCATCGCCGCGGCGAAATACCTTGACCTTTGCAAACAGGTCCTTCTTGAAGGCCGCATCGAGTGCTGCGATACACGGCTGGCCTTTGAAATCTTCTTCTTTCAGATCGTGGTCGGCGCAGGCGTCCCACTTCAGCATGTTCATCCATGCGCTGTCGGCGTTGACCCAGACATTCAGGCGCTTGGTAAGGAATTCATTCAGCGCGGCGGCTTGTTCCTCTGCCTTCTTTGCCATGCGCCGAAGATCATCGGGATCCACCGAGACGCCGTAGAGCGGGTTGGCCTTTCGCCAGGTCGACTCATCAAGTGGGTCGTCACCCTCGTCGATGGTGTAGATGATTCCCCAGAATGTTTCGTCGACGGCATCGCTGCCGCTCACCTTGTAGCCCATGCCGCCGTGGCGCTTGAGCACGCCGTTCAGCAGCTTTGTTAGGTAAATGCGCTCGTCGTAGCAGATGCCGGCGCGGTTCGAGCCGGCGGTCGTTATTTTCCAGAGCAGTGGTTGAGCGCGCGCGCCGGTGCCTGAATCGAGCACATCGTGCACCGTGCGCGTTTTGTGTGCGTGCAGTTCGTCGATGAGCGCGCATAGGACATTCAACCCGTCGAGGCTCGAGCCTTCCGCCGACAGCGGCACGAACTTCGAGGCGGTGTCACGCACAATGATCGAGTGCGTGAGCGCCTCGACAGCAAAGCGCGCGCGGAACTCGCCATCCATGCGCGCCATCTGCTGCGCGATATCGAAAACGATCTTGGCCTGGTCGCGGGTCGTGGCGGCGGAGTAAATCTCGCCACCCCACTCGCCATCGGCCACCAGCATGTAAAGACCGATGCCGGCAAGCTTGGTGGTCTTCGCGTTCTTGCGAGGGACTTCCTCGTAGACCGTGCGGAATCGTCGCAGGCCGTCGGCCTTGCGTTTCCATCCGAATACGCATGCCAGTCCGAAGGCCTGCGACTCGTGCAACTCGATGCGGTCGCCAGCCCACTTGCCCTTGACGTGCCGCAGCAGGCTGATGAAGATGCAGACCCGCTCGGCGGCGTCGGCGTCGAAATAGAACGGCCAGTCTGGATCACCGGCCTCGCGCTCCAGGTCATCGAGTTGACGCTGGCAGGCGGCCTTTACCCATTTGCAGGCCTGGATTTCTCCTGTAACGATGGCGCGCGCGTAGGCATGCCCACGCTCGACGTGGTTTAGTTGAACTTTCCCCAACCCGCCGTCTGCGGTTGCTCCACTCCCGGCAGCCCCATCTGCGGATCCGACTGTGTCACTCGCGAGCGATCCGCTGGGCTCATGCCGAACATCGCCAGGAACGACTTCATCTGATCCAGCGCCCGGTTTCGAATCTGCTGCAGCACCGATATCTGTTTGTAGCCCGACGGCGTGTCCCACACCCGCCCGCGTTGCCCGCTTTGGTCCTGCGCGTTCTGGCTCTTGATCTGCTCGCATGCCCATACGTACTCGCCCCAGGTGTCGCAGTACCCGGCGAGCGCCGCGCGATCGATCTGCGAGATTAGGCCGAGCTGCTGCAGGAATGGGGTGATGCGCTTCCATTCGGAGAGCGCTTCTCCCTCGAGATGCGCGGGCGGCTCAGGAATTTCGACTTCCGGGCGGACGACATCATCCAGCAACGAGGCCAGCGGTTTCTTGCTGGCATTGCCGCGCAGCAAGTGCACATTGGTCGGCAGCGGCTTCGGTCCTGGTTTCATGATTCGTCACTCCCGGCCGGCAGCGCCCAGATGCTGGGGCAATACCCACCCTTGCTATACCCCCCTCGCCTATCTCCCGGCTGCACAGAAACGGGGGGCCACCGGTCGCCGGGCTGGCCGGTCGAAAGATTTGACCGCCCCCCCCCCTACCTTCCGAACGAACCGTCGCAGCGAGCGGTCTTGATACTGTGACAACGCTTGCAAAGGCTCTGTAGGTTAGAGGATTCGTTGTTGGTTGGGTCGCCATCGATGTGGTCGACCTCTGTGGCAGCAGTCACTAGGCCAAGGCGTTGGCATTCACGGCATAGTGGCTCTTGAGCCAGCTGCGTCATGCGAATGCCATCACGCCATACACGCCTGTCGTACGGGCGTGGGCCTCGGCGCTGCCGTCTGTCAGATTCTTTCTGCGCAGAATGTTTCGCGCAGTATCCAGTTCTGCTGAGCACACCACAGCCAGGCCAATTGCATGGTCTGGGCGGGGACTGTGGCATGCATTACACTGAGCAGTGGTTAACCACAGGGAGCACAACAATGGAATCGTTATTTTCTTTCATCGTCATTGCGGTGATCGTGGCCATTATCGCCGTGCAGTTCCTGCCTACCAAACCGATGCTATGCAAGCAGTGTGGTGAAACCGGAAAGCCGGTGGTGCGCGCTAGGGGTTCGATGGGGATGGAATTGCTGTGCTGGGCGCTACTCATCATCCCGGGCATCATCTACTCGGTATGGCGAATGACCACCAAGCGCAAGGTATGCCGGCATTGCGGCTCGGAACAGATCATCCCGATGACATCGCCGGTCGCCAAGCAGATGCTCGCCAAGCAATAACAACAAAGCAGCAAACAAAAAGCCCGGCTTTTCGGCCGGGCTTTTCTTTCAGGGGTACTACCCCACGATGGGAAGAATCATACGCTTTCCTGACAAGCCGTCAAGCCCACCGATTGGCCGTCGCGATACGGAAAAGGGATCTGCCGTGGCGTTCGGCTATCAGCGAGGCTCTGGCCAAACCACTCAATGGCCCGCTGCAGTCGTTTCTCGAAGCTGGCGCAGGTAATGCCCAAGCGTTCTGCCTTCATTGCCTTGGTGCCACCACGCCCATCGCAATATTCCATGTAAACCACGAAGTAGTATCCGAGCAGCTCATCGCGCTGCCGGAGCTCGCAGACTAGCCGATCTATCCGCTCACTCACCGGGTCATCTGGGGCAATATAGGTTGATCGAATAAACGCCGGGTTTACCTGCAACATTTGCAGGTGAAGTTGGCCGGTTCCACGGCATGGGATACACGTCCGGCCTTTGACCTCCCCTTCTCCATCGCAGTTTTTGCATTCCCGGGTAGTGGAACGCACGGCCTGCGGCTCGAGATCAATCCGACCTGCTCCGCCGCACTGCTTGCAGACCGGCTCATCCAGTCGGTATCCGCGGCCATGGCACCGTGGGCAGTTCGTGCCAGGCATGCCATCCATGGCCCGATGCAGTATTGTCTTTCCCATGCCGCCAGAACGCCTGGCACCATGCCGCCAGCGGGCCCAGCGTTCCATCAATTCCCGAATATCGCGATTTGAGCCAAACTCAGCCATCGTCCCTCCATCGGTTCAGATTCACGTGAAACCCAACCTGCGGGTAATGCGGCAATAGAGGGTGATGTTCTGGCCCATATATATTATTTGTCACTCTGACAGTTCTCGCACGAGGGAGGAAACACTACCCGCTATTACCAGCATTACCCGCAGCCCTGATTGTCGCCAGTCGCCACTTGGCGATTTTCGAATGCGTATCGAACCCGGCCATCTCCAATCGGTAACCGTCGCAGACACGCATCTTGTGGCGCCGCAGCCAATAACCGAACCGCTTGGAAGTGATCTTTTCCCCGCACGCAGCAAGCACCGCCTCATGCAGGTCGGGGTGAAGGTGGTTGCCTTTGCCCGCCTCTATGCGGTCGGTTTCAACGGCGCGCTGGGCCACTTCGGCGGCGGTGACGCTTTCCTGCCCGAATGCCTTGTCCCACGCCGTGAACAACATGCGCTGCAACGCAATATCCGGGTCTTCTGCGCGCACTTCTTCACTTGCCAATAATGGGTCCGGGACATCCAACCAAAGCAGGGGCCGTCGGCACCATGCATCCCATGCCTCGAATCCGCCGTATGGCGCAGCGTCTACACTTGGCCGCCCAGCCGCCAAATAGGCCCTGATGATCGTCAGGCAGGCGCGGATCCATTCGCCGCGCCGCTCGATGGCGATATCGATGATGTCGCGCTCGAATTTGCGCTGTTCTGGTCGCTCCATCTTGGCATCCAGCCTGGCGAGTACGATGCGCCGTTTCAGGTCGCCGCGGATATCGAGATTGTTGCCGGTGGCGAGAAACGCGATATTCGTCACGACCGTGACCTGCACCGATCCACCCAACGGCCGCAGATGCACAGAAGGCTGTGACAGCACCTGGCATAGCAGATCACCGAACAGCGGCCGCTCGATGTTGTCCAGGTTCACGATGGCATCGCCGGAGAGCAGCGCCGCAGCCAATCGCTTCTCGCCCTCGGCTTGGTCGTCGCCAATACTGAGCACTGGCGCCTGCCGACCGGTCACCAGAATGGCGATCATGTCGGCGAGCTTGCTTTTGCCCGTACCGGGCATGGGCGCCGAAATCCCAATCATTGGCGCAGAAGGAAGTGACCGGCGAACCAGCGCCGTCAGCATCGCGGCGATGATCGAGGCGCGATCCTCCGGTCCCACCGTGGGAAAATCCCGAATTGCATCCCACAACAGATCCAGCGCCTTGAGGGCCTCATCCCGGCTCGGCTTTTCGGATGGTGGCGTGTAGCCATCCGGCAGCTTGCCGGCAAAGAAAATACCGCTTTGCGAATCGTATCCCGGCTGATCGAGCACGGAACCGTCCTCGCGCAGCGTAGGCGCCTCAACCACACCAGTAAGGGGACGCACATGGCGCCAGGTGCCGGCCCGGGCAATGAAGCTTTCCGCAACGGCATTCGGCACGTCGGCCGGAAACCAGTCTCCGGCGCGCCCGTCAAAACGCCACCAGGCCGCCACATGCGCCAGTCGATCGCGCAAGTGCGCGGCCGTCACCTGTTGGACGACGATGGCGCCGGATCGCCGGCGGATGCGATTGTCCTGTTCGTCATCGCAACCGAATGCCACGACGCGCACCAGTCGCGCATGCTGGGCATAAATCGTCGGGTCACCCTCGCCCAATGCCTTATCCGCCGAATCGAGGATGTTCGGCAGATCGCCCTTCGTGATCTTTATCTCCGGCCTGCCATCACTGCTTGACGGCCCACCAGAGGCATGGCCTTTCTTGCGCGCCTTTTTGCGCCGTGATTCGGCAAGCAGCGTGACATTGCTGCCGCCAGGACTATCCTCCGGCGGCTTGTCTTCGGTCGTCATCGCTCAATTTCCATAAACCGAGATCGGCGGCGCGGCAGCGCTGGTAAAGCCAGAAACGCCGCTCATAATCTGCCCCCAATTCATGCGACCAACCCTCATGGCGGGGCTGGCAATCCGGTGTCCAGAGAAAGTCGGTCAGTTCACGCCGATGACGCCGGGCGGGATCGCCGAGGGTCACATGAATCGGGGCGCTAATGCGTGCGAGCTCGATCGCCAGGGCAATGGCATCTTCTCCACCAAGCCACCAGAGCTCGATCGCGACGTCGGTGACCGGCGACCAGTCATATTTGCCAGTTTCAAATTCTCCCGCAGGGACCAGTATTACCGGATCGAGTTGCTTGGCGAGGTCCCAGCAGTTGTCGCCATAGAGCACGGTCACGAAGTCCGGCGCCTTGCCTTGGGCCGCCATCGCATCCCGCGTCGCGTGCACTGCCTTGCCGAACGGCGGCAATTTCAATCTTTCGCTCATGTCGCGCAGGCCTCGGCCGCCGCCTCGATGCTCGCGAATACGCCGATCAATTGCCGCGCCTGCGGCACCGATTCGCCGATGGCATAGCGCTCGCGCAGCAAGGCCGCATGTTCGTCTTTGCCAAGATTCGGCGTCCACGCGCTGAATAGCGCGACGCCACCGACCATGGCCTCGCTGATGTGATAACCCTGCTGATTCATCCAGCAATGCGCTCCGCGCTTCAGCCAGCCGATCACGCGAAGTTGTCGAGCCGGATAGTGCCGTATTCGATGACCGAACCGCCGCGGCAATTCGCGCACAACCGGTTGTGCGGTCCGTCAGAAAAGAAATCACGATGACAGCACATGCATGGCCGGTATTGCTGGCCTTTGGCCTCGCGCTTGGCGGAGATGGTCGCCTTGGATTTGGCGACCCGGCGAGCATAGGAATCGCGCTTCGCCTGCTCCGTCCGGGCCTTGATGTCGGCCTTTTTCTTTCTGTAGCGCTCCCAGTAAATGCGCTTGCGCTCGGAAGCCGCCTTGACGTAGGCGGCGTGCCGCGCCGGATCCTTCGGCAACATCAGGCGGCTGGCCGCAGGTAGCGCGTGAGCTCCTGGCGCACCGCATCCATGTTCATGCGCCGGTGAAAGGTGCCGATGTAGTTCTCATCTCCTTCGCGAATCAGCTTCTGCGTGTGATAGGTCGATGCGAACACGGCATTGAGGTATTGCGGGTCGGCGGACTTGAAAACCGCCACCGGACTGCTTGCCGGCGCGGCCTCGATCCGTTCCATCACGATGTCGAGTCTGTATGCGGACATTTTTCCCTCCCTTCACAAGTGGCGATGCGACCGTCGCCGGAACCGCTCATATGCGCGCACCGGCGTGGCCAGGAACCATTGCAATAACAATCCCGCGCAACCGATGATGACCGCTGCCGCCATGAGCGCAATCACGACCAGCCCTTCGCAGGCATCCTCGATGCGCTCGGAGAGCGGCATCGAGGCCATTAGCCGACCGCCTTCAGCGCCGGCAATACATGGCCGAGCTGGGCCGCGATCTGCTCGAGCTGCTTGGCGTGATCGATGAACTCCCGCTGCAAGCGGGCCCGCTCGTCTTCCGGTTCGATCGGTCGAACCTCGTAACTGTGGCGCGACCCCAGGTATTGCATCACTGCATGGCAGCCAGCCTTGCGGCCCTCGGCGATGATGAGATCGACCTGTTCGAGCGAGAGTTTTTCCGCCCGGTCGCGGTTCAGCGCGTTGTCGAGATCGATCGCCGCGCGGTGGATTTCCTTCTCCGGCCACAACAACTGGCCAATGCGTTTGGCGCCGCCAAGACGCATCACCGTCGCCCGCAGGGCCTCGGTGAGATCATCCGGAATGCTGTCGATATTGGTCTGTTCCATGCGCTTGCAAAACCTCGCTCGCCGTTTCGGAAGGGTTTGGAAGCCCTTGCCGGGAGAATAAAAAAGGCGGCCGGGGTGCCAGCCGCCAATCCCTTACCACTAGGAGGAAGTCATCATGCCGCCGCCTTTTCACAAGCCTTGCAGGCGCGAATGCGACCGGTGCGAATGGCGGCGCCCAACACCCGGTCCGTGTCCTTGTGGCCAAGCTTTTCCGGCCACTGGTAGATGCGCCACGGCGTCACCTCGAGGGCCTCAGCTAGGTGCTTGACCGAACCGAACAACTGCACGGCTTTCGTTTTCGTCATACGCGAGAATGTAAGCATGCTAACACCCCCGCGTCAAGCATGCTGGCACTACCCGAGCGTAAGCTTTCTTACATGAGCACACTCGCCAGCCGCATTACCCAGGCCCGCAAGGCCGCCAAATTCTCAACGCTCACCGCCTTCGCCGCCGCGCTCGATAAACTTCTAAAGCGTTGGGGTTTTCACGGCGTCACGCGCGCGGCCTGCGCCCAATGGGAGTCGGGCGACACCAAAAGCGTCCGCCCGGAAAACCTCGCCGCCATCTCGCATGTCACCGGACACCGCATGGAGTGGCTCGCCACCGGCCGCCTGCCGCGCGTCGTCAGTTCCGATAGCGCGGCCCTGGTCGCCGCCGAACCCGAGGCGCCAGCCTATGTCGGCGATGACGCGCTGGAGGTCGCCCGCCTGTGGGCGTCTCTGCCCTCGCCCACCCGTGAGATGGTGCGCCAGTTCATCTATCTGCAAACCCTGCTTGCCGATGTCGATCCGCGCCTCGCCGCCCGCCCCGCCGGTTCCTCCTACGTTGACTTCGAGCAACGCGTGGTCTCTGATATGCGCGCCAGAATCATGAGGAAAGCCAAATGAAACATTTCGCCATCATTGCTGTCGCGTTGCTGGCCGCCTGCGCCACGCAGCCAACCGTCCAGGAACTAGCCAGCGCGGACTATGGTGCGCCGCCGCCGGCCAACTACCGCCAGCTGATTGAGGTGTATTTTTCCTCCACCCTGCTTGATCCGGCCTCGGCCCAGTACCGCAGCATCTCGCAACCAATGCGGGACTACGTCGTCACGCCCAACACCTGGTATGGCTACACCACCACCTATGGCTACCGGGTCGACGCCGTCGTCAATGCCAAGAACCGCATGGGCGGTTACACCGGTTTTCAGGTGCACCGTTTTCTGTTCCGCGACGGGCGCATTGTCCACGTCGACTCCCCATGAATTCTCGCTGAGGCGCTTCTGACGGCGCCGATCTTCTGACACCCCAAGGGGCCGAATGGCCCCTTTTGTTTTGCCCGCGCCATTAGCATGCTTGACACGGCCGCCGCCGTGTGTAAGCTTGCTTACATGGACATAGCAAAGCTACGTGCCGCCTACGATCAACGCGATGCGATGTTGCTTGCCGACGCCATCGACATCGACGCCGGAGAGTCCGATTTGGCCATGCTGCGCGCGCTCACCGAGTGCGGAGTGGCAGAACTGAAATTGCTGCTCGGATGGGCTGAGGATTGGCTGGCGCGCGTGGAATCTCTGGAGCCAAAACTTCGCCCAATTAGCTTCGTGGTGGATGCCATGAAGATGCTCTACCGCTGCACGCGACAGACACTCGCCGCCTGCGGAGCGCGGCAGTTCAACGGGTTTCTTTGAGTTACAAACGGTGACCGCGCCCGACCGTCCCAACAGAGCGCATCAGGAAACAGGAGTTGTCAATGGCAATCGCAAAAGCAGCACCGGTAATCATCAAGGAACCGAATTTCCAGACGGCGCTTTTCAAGATTCGCGGCCTTTCGCCGCTTGTCATTCATCGCTTCAGCGCCAAGACCAAAGAGCAGATGAAGCAAAAAATGGAAACCGGCAAGAGCGCGAGTTCAAAGAAAAATCGCGAGGCCAAATCGACGGACTCTCTTTATGAGGAGGCCAGATATATCTCCGAGGAAGGCTGGGACGGATTCAACGCTTCCGCCATTCGTGCCGCCCTCATCAGCGCCTGCCGTCTGGTCGGCTTCAAGATGGTGCTAGCCAAACTCTCGCTTTTCATCGAGGCCGATGGTCGCGACAAGCTCGAACCGCAGATCCCGCTGATCCGCATCATGGGCGAACCGATCAAGCAGGAGGACATGGCCCGCGTCGAGACCGGCCAGCCGTATGTCACGGTGCGTGCCGCCTATCACGACTGGGCCGCTGTACTGCGCATCCGCTTCGATGCCGATCAGTTCTCAACGCAGGACGTTTCCAATCTGCTCGCCCGCGTTGGCCTGCAGGTTGGCATCGGCGAGGGCCGCCCGGATAGCAAGAACAGCGCAGGCATGGGTTGGGGCCTGTTCGCATTGGAGCGCTGAGATGCAGGTCGCGTTCGATGTCTCCCTGCGTGGCTATAACGATCTGCGCGACATGAAGGGCGAGCTGGCCTTGATTCCGTCCGCTGAGCCGGAGGCCGTGGTCGCTTGGGCCAAGGATCATCCGGCCTCGGCTTGGGCAAAGCATCTCGCCGAATACGGCGAGCGCGTTGTCATCGAGTACGTGCGCCGCCTCATCCAGATCGTTGTCATCATCGACCAGTCGCCACCGAAACGGATCGAGGTGCAGGTCAAGCCGAGCATGCCGGCTGCACCTCCGTTGCGGCAGGTAACGCACCGGGTGGCGCCGGTGGCCAAACAGGAGCATGACTGCAGACTGGAGAGGTTTTTCGAAATCTTCTCGCCATTGCAGTCTGCATATGTAGACATGCCGGAGCTTCGAAACCTGTTCGCGGAAGCGGACCGGGTGCGCAAGGTGTTCGACATTGCCTAACTGGGCGGCGCTAGGCGGTGCTGGTGTGGCATGGCGCGGCCAGGCCCGGCGCGGCGAGGCAAGGCAGGCAGGGCAAGGCAGGGCGCGGCGAGGCCCGGCGAGGCAAGGCAGGCGCGGCGTGGCACGGCGAGGCCGGGCCGGGCGCGGCAAGGCAAGGCAGGCGTGGCCTGGCATGGCCGGGCCGGGCGGGGCGCGGCAAGGCAGGCATGGCAGGCGAGGCATGGCGAGGCAAGGCATGGCGCGGCTGGGCTGGGCTGGGCATGGCAAGGCAGGAACGGAATTGTGATTAGTGACCGATTCATCAGGAGAAATCCTATGCAAACCGACAAGCAGCAGAGAGTCGCCCACTACCAGGCCATGGCCCGCGAGGCGCAGATGGCATTCATCATGGAATCCATTGAGCAGCTGGCCACCGCCACGCTCAGCGTCACCGAACTGGCGCCGCTCATCCCGATGGACGATGCACTGCTCGAGCAACTCGGCCGCTTCTACGAGCGCTCTGAATACGCACGGCGGGTGCCATTCCTGGCATTCGTCATCGACCCCTATCGCTACGGCTTCACACGATGCAGCGCCGAGCATTTCGCCGGCCACATGCATGGAGGACCGCAATGACTGAAATCGCATTGATCGGTGCCACGCTGATGTGTTGCGGAACGGCACTATGGGCCATCGTCGGCTGCTGGAAGATGAGGCGGCCAGCATGAAGGAATCAGGCATCGTTGGTCGCAAGCGAAAGCCAGGCTTTCTCCGGGCCATGATCCTTGCCATGGCAGCCGGCGCCTTGCCGCCGCCGCGGGCAAGCTTCGTCCGCCCGCACATGAGCAGGCGCAGGATCGCAAACCAGGCTGGATCGAAACTGCTGCGCCGCGCTTACAAGCACCATCATGGCCAACGCGGAAGCTACGTCGACGCCGCGGTTTGGTACGGGAAACTGCAATGAGCTACTACTCGGTATTCACCCGCGAACTCACGGCCGGTGAATCGCTGTACCTGCTCTGGCTGCTTTTCTTCGGCGCACTGCTCATCATCATCTTCGCGGTCGAGATCCACCGTGCATGGAAGGCATGGCGCGGCGGCAACCAACTGCCGGCATGGCAGGAACGCGAGCTCACCAAATGGCGCCGCGAGTGCGAGCAAAAGGCGCGGCGCGATCGCGTCACGGCCGATGAGAGGATCGGCGAATGAAACCCGGCCGCGACGTGATGCGCTTTCCCGGCCGCAAGGTCTGCGCCCGCATCGTGCCGCACCTCTCCGGGCGAGAGATGCTACATCCATCCGAAATCGTGAGCGACAACAGTCGCTTTTTTTTCGACGCCATCGACCGGCGGACGGGCCAGCGCAAGCCGGTGCTGGGCCTGTTCCTGCGCATCCTGCTGAGCCGCTACTACGAGCGTCCGGAATTGGTGATGACTACCATGCGCGCCGATCCGACCTTCGCCGTGCAAATCCCCAACTGGATATACAGCGCACCCCGCGCACAAACCAAACCAGGTGCCGCATGAGCAATGAAATATGGATTTTTGTCCTCTATGCAGTCGGCTCCTGCTGCTTTTTGGCCGGATCACTTTGGACCATTTTCCTAAAACTCCATGGCGCTTGATACCTGCATTTTCGGAGATTGTCGCGACATCATGCGCCAACTCATCGCTGACGACGTGAAGGTGCAGACCTGCGTCACAAGCCCGCCTTATTGGGGGTTACGCGATTATGGCGTCGAGGGGCAATTAGGTCTTGAGGCATCGCCGGCGGACTACGTCGCCAACATGGTCGAGGTCTTCAGCCTGGTGCGCGATCTGCTTACTGACGATGGCACGCTCTGGCTGAATCTTGGCGATAGCTATGCAGGCAGTGGAAGGGGCGGCCATGTGAGCAATACATCGACGCTTCAGGGCAGCATTGAACATGAGCAGGAGTGCCGGAAAGCCAGGGGGTCACAACTAGCGCCGGGATTTCATGCTGCTGCTGCTGCGGCTGGTGCCATTGGGCGCGCTTGGGTTCCACCGCCGGCTGGACTGAAGCAAAAAGACCTGGTCGGCATCCCATGGCGCGTAGCCTTCGCCTTGCAGACCGATGGATGGTATCTGCGTAGCGACATTATCTGGCATAAACCAAATCCGATGCCGGAATCGGTCACTGATCGGCCAACCAAATCGCACGAGTATCTATTCCTACTGGCGAAAACAGAGCGCTATTACTACGACGCCGACGCGATTGCAGAGATCTCGGTCACAAACGACCCGCGCCGCCCTTACGGCTCGCCGGGCGCCAATTCACTCGATCCGCGCAATGAGCAGGGTGCAGGAAAGCTGCGTGCTCCGGCAAACAGAAAGCGCGGCGAATTCAATGGCAAGACGAATGCATTAAAAGGTCGCGAGGCATTTCGTTGCTTCACGGAGCGCCGCAATAGGCGCTCCGTCTGGACAGTCGCCACCGAACCCTACGATGGCGCCCATTTCGCCACCTTTCCTCCATCCCTGATCGAGCCGTGCGTACTCGCCGGTTCGCGTCCTGACGACATCGTTTTTGACCCCTTCTTCGGCAGCGGGACTACCGGACAGGTTGCTCAATCCCTCGGTCGTCACTGGATTGGATGCGAACTTAATCCGGCCTATGCCGAACTCCAAAAACATCGCACCGCACAGCAAGGACTGGCACTATGAAACCATCCCCCCTCTCCCGCTGTCTGTGGTGGCTGACCGACCGCCTGCCGGTGCGCGTCATCAGCGGTCAGCACGGTGAACCCTACCTCGAGCGCTACTACATTTGCGGCTTCGGCCAGTGGCGCGCCTACCTGCATCGCTTCGTGGCAAGCGACCCGGATCGCGGCCTACACGATCATCCATGGGGCTGGTCGGCATCGCTCATCCTCTGCGGCCAGTACCGCGAGATCCGCGAGGATGGCATGCGCTACTACCATCCGGGGCGCATCAACGTCATCCGCGGCGAGACCTTCCACCGCATTCTCATCGATCACGGGCAGGTCGCCTGGACGCTCTTTATCCATGGCCCACGGGTCAAGGAATGGGGTTTCCTGCGCGCCGGCAAATACGAACGCTGGGAGGGCGGCCACGATCCGCAATGGCATCGCTTCGCGTTGCGCGGCTGGCAGATTCGGAGGTTCGCGAAATGAAATTCAAACCAGGCGAACGCGCGCGGATTGTCCGGGCCCAAAATATTCCGGAGGCCGTCGGCAAGGAATGCGTCGTGAAGGGACCGGCGCCGGATAAAGATTGGCCGCCCGGCTTCAATCGCCACGGCGAGCAAGCATATTACGTCGACGTGCCGGGCCTTCCCAGCCTAACACCGAGCGGTGAGTGGATGATTATCGAATCGAGTCTGGAAAAGATCATCCCGCATGGATGGGAAAAGACCACCTGGGACCAATGCCCATGGCAGCCGGCCCGCAGCTTGGAGACAACATGAAATTTCTCGATGGCTTCCTGCTGCTTGCCTGGATCCTCATGGTGCCGCTCGGTCCGTTCTGGATTCCTGGCGCGGTGGGGCTGACATGATCTGCTTCCGCGACATGACGTATTGCTCGGCCGATTGCGAGACCTTCACCTGTTTTCGCAACAGAAAGCAGCACGATGCCGACCGGGAGAGGCTCAAAACGCTGGAATGCTTGCCAACCGCTTTGGCTGATCTCAGCGGCAATTGTGGTCTATACAAGCCAGCGCAACAACAACCGATCGACAGCGATCCGCCCGAGGCAGCATGAACAAAGACGCCGAGCTCATCGCCCAGGCCGCGCAGATCATCGACGAGGAAGCGCTATGCCTGCGCATGAGCTGCACCAAAGAACCGGATCACACCGACTGGGGCGGAGAAGAAGACGCACAAGCGACATACGAGGAATGGAAGCGGGTTGTCGACCGGCTCTACAAGATCGCAGGAAGGATGGGTTACCGTGGCGCGTAAGCTGGAAACGAAGGGCTATTGCCACATCGCCTGCGAGATTAGGGCTATTAGTGAGCGCGCCGTGCTGGTACACGATGGCGCCCGCGCGGCCTGGCTGCCGAAATCGCAGATCGAGGACCCGGTCGACCTCACGCGCGAGCACCTTGGCCAGGCCGTAGAAATCCTGCTGCCGGAATGGCTTGCGAAGGATAAAGGTCTGTTGTGATATCCCGCGCGCTGCCTCTGGTCCGATTGCTGGCGCGATTCATCGTCGAGGATGCCAAACAAACGCGAGGCGCGCCCGCAGCGATCGGCGCGCAGTCAACGTGCGCGACCGGAGGGCGTGACCCCGGCGAAGGTCGCGTGGCCGGCGGGCGCCGGCGCCGCTGCCCCGGCGGCTATCGTGCAGGGGAAATAACATGATCTCTCCGCCAAAACCGATCTCCAGCGAAACCGCCCGCATCCTGGACGGCCTGTTCGATCACGTCCTGCGCAGCATGAATGCCAATCACCTTCACCGTCAGGGCTGTCAAGCCAATGAATGCATGACCTGCGCCACTGTCGCAGAGCGGGAGCGCCAGGCACTGGAAGCATATGACGCCGAGCTGCGCAAGGCGTGGGGATAACGACGCGAATGAGGAAACAATTATGGATGTAAGAGCAGAATTCCAAAGCGGACGATGCTTGGTATATCTGACACCGTCAGATGGGTGGGAGAAAAAGCTTCTCGGCGCGCTTGCCAAAGGAGGGGCGCAGCTTAATGCGTCGGTGAGATATAAACCGGAAGGCCACAGCAGCTATGGAATATGCTCGGTTGTCGAAATACTGCTGGAAGCGCCGGAGACATCGGAATAATCTAACCCGTCGATGACAGCCGCCATCTACGCCCGCTATTCCACCGACCGCCAGTCGGAATCGTCGATCGACGACCAGCTGCGGGCCTGCCGAGAATATGCCGGCCGCCACGATCTGGTCATTTCGGCGACGTTCGCGGACGAAGGCATCAGTGGCGCGGCAATCGGCAATCGCCCCGGATTCCGCGCCATGATGATTGCTGCCGAGCGACGCGAGTTCAGCGTTCTGCTGCTGGCAGACCTCTCGCGTCTCTCGCGTTCGGCTGGCGATCTGAACAAGACCATCGATCGGTTCACCTTTCGCGGCATTCGTATCATCGGCGTGCAGAACGGCTATGACAGCAGCCGCAAGGGCCACAAGCTGCAGGCCGGCGTCGAGGGAGTGATGGGCGAATCATTCCGCGAGATGATCCGCGACAAGACCCATGAGGCGCTGCGCGGGCGCATGGGGCGCGGACTCTCGGCTGGCGGCCTGGCATATGGCTACCGCTCGGTGCCGGCGGAAGGCGGTCACCGCCTCGAGATAAACGAGGAACAGGCAGAAGTGGTGCGTTGGATATTCACGCGTTACGCCGAAGGCCATGCGCCGCGGCGCATCGCCCATGAATTGAATGCACGGGGCGTCATCTCCCCTCGAGGCGGCACCTGGGCAATCTCGGCGCTCTACGGCCAGAAGAAATACGGCACCGGGATACTGCGCAATGAACTGTACCGTGGCGTGCGCACATGGAACCGCTCGCGCTGGGAGAAGGATCCGGACACCGGCAGGCGTAAGCGCCGGGAGCGGGAGGCGGGCGAGATCATGCGCCGGGAATGCCCGGAGCTCGCCATCATCATGCCGGAACTATGGGTGGCGGTGCGGGCCCGGCTTGGCAATCGCAGGAACAATCACCCGGGTCGGCCGGCACGCACGCTGCTCGGCGGCATCCTACGCTGCGGGCACTGCGGCGGTCCGGTGACAGCGATCGACGCACGACTATACGGCTGTGCCGTAGCAAGGGATCGCGGCAAAACGGTATGCGAGGGCGTGGCGGTCAAGCGCCAGGTGATCGAGGGAAAAGTGCTGGAGATACTGCGCGAGGACCTGCTGTCGGAAGCGGCCATCGAGGCCATGCGCCGGGAAGTGGCAGCCATGCAGGCAAACGGTAGGAAGGAAAGCGAGGACGCCACCCGAGCATATCGTGCGAAGCGAGAGGCTCTGAGCCGAGAGATCAGGCACCTGACCGATGCCGTAGTCCAAGCTGGCTGGTCTGAGGCGCTACGCGAGCGCCTGTGGGCTGCCGAAACTGAACTGACGGCGCTGGCTGCGCCGCAAGTCCAGCCGCCGGAAATCATCACCCGCCTGATCGACCGCTATGCCGAGCTCGTGCGCACGCTGCCGGAGCAGCTCAGGCGCGACCCAGAAGCCACCCGCACCGCACTCCGCGAAGTGCTGGGCGACATTCGCCTGGTTGAAGATGATGCTGGCCTATGGGCAGAAATCCAGCGTTTTCAACAACCTCTAATTATGGTAGCGGGGGCGGGGTTTGGTAATAAGAAGCGGTACCGAGTGGCGTGAGTCTATATATTAGGAATCAGTGAAACGTCTTCCCCGGCGGTTCGAGGAACACCGGCCAGTGGACGGTGATGCCGTGTTCGGGGTGAGTGACCCAGACCGCCTGGGTGGGTAACTCGAACTCATAGCCCTTGTGCTTGGCGTATTCGTCGAACCCCTTGAGGGTGCCGTTGACGATCAGGCGCCGCAGCGGGGTGTACTGGTGCCAATGGCCCATAATCAGCACGTCATAGGGCTGATTGATGGCATCCTGCCGTCGGCGCTTGCGCAGATCCCCAAGCATCCACGGCGTGAACGGCCCGGAGATACCGGAGCCGCCGATAAAATCGTCGCCATGCTGCAGGAAGTAGCGGGTGCCGTGCACGCGATAGAACAGCTCGGAGCCATCACCAACCTCGAAGCGAATGGCGGGCTCGCCGGCGAAGTGCCGGGCCACGATTTGCGCCAGCAGCCAGTCGTAATTCTCAAAGGCACGATTTTTGTAAATTGGCTTGCGGCTCAGCCGCCCATGGTTGCCGACCACCACCGGAACATACACCTGCCCGAAGGTATCATGCAGCTTGGTGATAGCCGCAATCAGCAAATCGGCCGCGTACAGCAGGCTCTTGTGGATCGGGTGTTCGTTGGTCTCGCGCAGTTCCTCGTGGATATTCCCGGATAGCATGTCGCCGCCCAGCGCGAAGACGCAGTAGTCATACTTGGCGCGCGCCAGATGCTGGGTGACGAGATCAATGCCGGTGTCGATGAAATGCCGTGCGCGAGTGGTGGCGATCTGGCGATTAAAGGCGTTGACGTAGTTCACCTGCGAGGGTTGGACGACTTCGTCCAGATGCCAATCGGAGGCAAAGAAGGTCGGCACACCGCGGGTATTGGCGACCGCTTTCTTGCTGAGCCAGGTGGGTGGTTTGAACTTGATATCGCAGCCGTGGATTAGGCGCTTCACCTTCTCGGCCGTCATGGCCTCCTTGGCGAGCTTTTTATTGTGTTCTTCTGCTTCCTCCAGGGCGGCGGAGAGCTGGCGGATGCGGGAAATCTGTGGATTGGGTGCGGACTTGGCGGGAATCTTGAAGCCGCGCCGGCGGGCAATGTCAAAACGGGAGCAGAACGTCGTGAGGCCAAGCCCGAGCAATTTGGCGGCGCCGGCCTTGGAATGATTGGCGGCGACATAGGCGTCTATTACCGCCTTGCTGACGCTATCGCTTTGCGGTCCTGGCAAGCGGCCTCCTGGTTTCCGTGAAGATTGGATGCTTCACTTATCTGGCAATTCCTGCATCAGCCGAATGGTCCGGCCGGTCGCGAGATCGCTGCAGGTAAAATCCTCGATCGCGTAACCGCGCCCGCGCACCTTGTCGACGATGGCCTTGCGGACTTCGGTTTCGATCCCGTCCATTCCATCGATAATCTCTGGCCAGGTGCGCTTGCGCACTGCCTTGGCCAAAGCCCCAAGCCCGACGTCGCGCAGTGCATCCTCGCGGTGAACTATTTTGGTAAAGAGCGGCACCACGTCTTTGATCGAGTAAGTGATCACACCACTCGCCCCGACCGATTTGCCATCCCGGGTCGTGAGAGACTGCGGTGGCAGGTTGCACGTGGTCATGGCCGTTTCGGTATGCTCGATCGTCTGGAAGATCGGCAACTTGAAATGCAGGCCGGGGCCGAGCTTGTGAGTGCGCATTCCGAACCCGAAACTGGTGAAGCGCACGCCATCTTCCCATGCGTTGATCCATACCACCGGCGTCAGCCACTTGCTGAGATCGAGCAGGACGTCGATCAGCTTCTCGAACATGGCTCAGAGCAGCAGCAGAAACGTGATCCACAAAATGAAGGCGGCGAGCTCGCTATCCAGCAGGGCCGAAAGTTTCTGCCTGAACCGAGCGTCGCCAGGCCTCGTGCTTGAGCCACTCCACCGTTTCGGCATAGCCAGCAATATCCACCAGGTTGTCGCGTTTCGGCGCATGGCACTCCCGGGAAAGTTTGACCGCGATCATGCAAAGGCCAATCTGTTCGGGCCGCACTTCGATGCCCAGAATGGCGCTCCACATCTTGGCGGTCCGGGTGAAGTCGTCGAGCGGATGCCCGTAGCTGGCGTTGCGGTCGCCATGGACCAGCCGTTCTGCTTCGAGCAGAGTGCTTTGATGCGGAATGATTCCGCTCGTGACGCCATTTGGGTCGTGTGTCATCAGTAGAAATTCAGCGGCACGCGAATGCCGATGCCATAGAGGTTATAGGTGCCGGCATCCTTGTCTTCGAATGCGCAGGATCGATGAGTGGCGTGGGCCTCGAGGGAGAAATGGCTGGTTCGATAGAGCGGCTGCGCGATGCTGATCTCGGCGCTCGGCCCGCTGCCGTAGCAAAAGAGATCATTGTTGTTACCCTTATCGAGAAAGAGCGACATCTCCGGCGGACCCGGAAGATAGCGCTCGGTGTCGAGCGCATCGAGGCCCAGTCCGACCGCCAGCACCAGGTTGAAGGCAACGATGATGTCATTCACGTTTGCAGTTCTCCCATCATTCGCAGGCACAGCTCATTGATGTCGGCGCCGACATCGGTTGGCGACCGGTCCGGGTGATTGAAAACAAAGGCAGCGATCCACAGCATCGCCTTGACGTCGTCCTGGTCGGCGAGGCCGCGCTGATATAGGCCATATACCCAGCGCACCGCCTGCTCGGCGGTGAGGCCTTCGTCGCGGCCACGCGCGAGGCCTTCGGCATTGGCCGAGACAATCAGGCACTGTTGCCGGGGCGTAATCGGATCCTGCGGCGCGGGCGCGGGCAGGACTGCCAGCAAGGTGGCCAGCATGAGGGCGAGCGGCGCCATGGTCCCTATTGGCGGATGGCGCGCATGCGTTCGGTGCAGTCCTTCAGCGACTGGCCGCGCATCTCGTAGGCCTCGGCGAGATTGCGCCAGTTCTCGCCTTCCAGCACCGGGTAATCGCAGTCGCGGGTGAGCGCGGGATTGGGCGGGACTGCCACCGGCCTAGTGACGCAGCCGCTTGAGAAGATCAGCAGGCTCGATACGCTGATCAAGGCAAGGACCTTTCGCGTTGCGGATAATGCGCAGGGCGTTCTGGGTGTCACGGTCACGCTCCTTCTTGAGTTCCTCGAGCTGCAGGATGCGCCGGGCCTCTGCCTGCTGGTATTTGAGGGTGGCGGCGGAGGTCTTATCGCGCTCGGTCAGCTGGCCGTAGTCGTAACCCTTCCAGCCAGCGGCGGCGAGGCTAAGCGACCAGGCAACGGCAACGCCGAGTAGCAAATAGGGATTCATGTCAGGCCGCCCATCGTTTCTTCGGTTTCGGTTTCTCGGCGTGGCCGGTGTTGATATCCCAGTTGCGGATCGCGGCCTCGTACATGGCGAGCTCCTGCGCCCACCAACGCGCCAGCAGTCGCCGCAGCCATTTCACTTGGTTCCGCAGGCCCAGCCCTGTGCCTGGCCGACGTTATTGCGTGCCGCCGAGACGTTCGATTCGAACCCGGACTTGTCGGATTGCAGCCGGCTAGAGCAGG